CAACCAAAGGTGGCGAAGCTCTCTTTGATGTATCAGAATCCTGAGTACCGTTTGAATCGCCTGAAAATCCTGTGACTGCTTCATCAAAGAGAGCTTCGCCACCTTTGGTTGCCCCAGCACGAGTTGTTTCGTAGCGTGACTTCATCGCAAAGATGAGGCCTGTTGGACCAGACATTGGCTGAACACCACACATATCGTATGCCATCAAGTTAGGCATAGCACGGCGTACTAGAGCAATGAGAACTGGATTCCAGTTAGCTACATTTGAAGTTGAGTTTGTTGGAGCGTCTTCGTTAAGAAGGCCTTCTTCGCGAAGGGCTCGCTCTTGGTTTTCTAGAATAGCTGCAGTAACAGCTTTTCTGTGATGGTCTTTAATTGCACCAGCTGACTCTTCATTCAGTACCGGTGCCCATTTTTCCATCAGCTGATCGTAAGATACAGTTTGCATTAGATTGGACTCCCTAATCTATTTGTTTGTTTTTTGGATTGCGGAAAGATACTGAGCCATAGTGTCAGAAGTAACGATAGGTGTATCTTCACCATCGTCAGCTTCTTCGATGTCAGCTGCCTCAGCAATTTTCTTGGTAAAATATGATTCTTTAACGGTAGCAACTTTTTGTGCAAAAGTTTCTTCGTCTTCGAAATCAATATCTTCTACCAAAGAATTTAGTTTCTCAATTTGGGTTTCAGCCAAGCCGCTTGAATGTTCGCGAATGATTTTTTCACGCTTCAGCATTTCAACTTCTTCTTGCACTGAGATAGCTTTTTCAGTTGTAGCATTCAAAGACTCTTCGAGTTCTGCAACTTCTGAAGCTAGTTCGTCAACTAGATCAACTTTTGACTCAGGTACTTCTACATAAGACTCTACAAACAATTCTTTCAAATTGTTCATGAAATTTTCTGCAATTTCAGTACGCAAGCCATTCTGGATAGCAAGTTTATTTTCTTCCATCCATGTCTCAACTACGTAGTTAAGATAGCTGTCAACTTTTTCAACGAGTTCAGCTTTAGTAGTAGAAACTTCTTCAGCCAATTCTTCGTTATATTTCTCTTCAAGACGATCAATTTCTTCAGCAAGCTTTGATTTAATTGCTGCCTCAAAAATTGTTTCAGCCTTTGCCTTAAACTCTTCTGACAAAGTAGCTTCTTCGTTGACCAGTGCATTCAGGTCTTGTTGAAAGTCTGCTTTGTAGTCAAGTTGATTTTCAGCAATTGCTTCACCGTCAAACGCATCAGTTTCTGTGCTTGCCATGACAGTTCCAAGAACACCCGAAAGTTTCTCTTTGGACATACCCTGCATCGCACCTACAGCCGCGGTGATCATGCCACCTTTAGTCTTAGGCATTGGATCCTGCGTCGTATTGTCACCTTTACGAGCTGGTGCCTTTTTAGTAGCTTCACCGGCTTTGTCGGTTGCACTAATTGACTGTGCTTCAGCGTTTTTCAGATCGTGAGCTTCTTCCACGACATCGTTGTCATCATGGAGGTCAACATCTTGATCTTCGATTTGATCTTCAGTCATTATTGACTCCTTTTTTATTTAGATTTGAGCAACGAGAGGAAATTCTTAAACTCACGAACCTGTGTCTCATAGAGATCAGTTCGAGAAGCTTTCTTAATTTCAGTCTCTATCTTTTCAATTGCCTGAGCTTCGATGATGCCGTTGTTCCATACCCATTCTACGCCTTCCATAACCCCATTAACAAATGCGCTAGGAGCAGATGGATCTTGAACAATATCGACAGCATTCAGGAGAAAATCTCCCTTAACCATCATTGCGCCACCACGATTCTCGAGACTTCCCATACCACGAGTTGAAACGCCTAGTTTGACTCCTCCATCCAACAAACCTTTTACAATCTGCCCCATAGGAGTTTCCAAAATAGTCGCTTTGCCCACAACATCGTTACCTTTCCAATCAAGGGATTCGATTTTGTGAGAAACTTTATCTAGATTAACAGTAGGTCCTTCAGGGTGATTTAGCTCACCTACAGCACGGCCCTTAGATACTTGTTCAGTGACATATTTGTCAACAGCACCTTCCATCACCGGCCGCGGATATATTCTACCGTTACGATTCTTTTGTTCGGCTGACATGAATACACCTTCAATGGCATATGTTTTACCGCCATCTTTAGTAGCTTCAGTAATAACTTCTAATTGATCTTCAGTGTATTCGGCTATCAGCTTCATTTTTTTAATACCTTTACGAATTCAGTTGCGGCTTTTTCTGCTTCCTTCTTAGATCTATATTGATCTAAGCGATCACCGTCAACGTACGAAATGAAACCATTTCTTTCTTTATATACCTGCACCCGGATCTTACCTAATTTTTTATCCAATACTAGTTGGCCTTCAGGTTTTCTTCCAGTCAGTTCTCTAAGTTGTGAAAATTTTTTCATTTCGATACTATTATTTATAAAAATTATTTTTTCTATTTAGAACAAATTTATTCTTCATCATCATCTTCTTCTAGCGAGTCTTCTTCTTCGACTTCGTCATCTTCCTCATCATCCGGTTCGTTCGACTCAAGCTCGCCCTCTGCTTCAAGGTCAAGTTCGAGTTGTTCATCGTCGACATCAGCTTCATCTTCAGCTCCATTAAAAATTTGATCTGCAAGTCTAACTTGTTCTTGATCAAGCATATCATTCATTTTAAGAGTCATAATATCGCCAAATACTTTATTAGCACCATTATAATCTTTTTCAATTGCCTGATTGATTAGATCTTCTACATTAGGTCCTTCAAAAGCATCTTGTGTCATGTCTTCACTCATTGTTATTTCCTTTTACATTAATATCAATACTATGTTTTTGTCCAGTCGCTGGAGGTTCTTCCTCTTGCGGCTGTTCTTCAGGTTCTGAAGTTTCTTCTCCATCCATTTGGGTTTTCATTTGCTGAATTTCTTCTTCAGTTAATCTAAGTACATTATGTTGTACCCATTCTTTTGAAAAATATTCGCCTACATAGTTAGAAATTTGATCAAGAGTAGCAATTCTTTCTCTCATTACTTCCATATCTCTTAATTCTACAAATTGATTATCTCTTACGAAATCAACAGAAATATTATTTTTCCAAATTTCCCAATCTTCGTCAGTGCAAATACCTTTAAGTACAAGTTGTTTTTTTAGAATTCCATAGAACAAATGCGCAAATCTCATGCGAAGTCTGTCAATAAACTTTTGAAACTTTAGCTCATCTCTTGTGATTTCGGTGGATCTACCTAGCGAGAATTGCTGCTCTTGTTCTAATCTATTTAGAGGAACGTTAAGAGATCTAAAAACTTTCTTTTGGAAAAATATAACATCTTCAATTTGACCTAAGTTTTCACCTCCAGGAAGAGTAGTAATTTCTGTACCTTTGCCACCCTCACGACGAGGAAGCCAAAAATCTTCGAGCATAGACATATGCTTACGATCATCTTTAATCTGGCCAGTAGCAGCATCATACACTAGTTTGTTACGATATTTTGTCATAATATCTTTCATGTATTGTTCAGCTTTACCCCTCGGTAAGTTACCTACATCTACATAAAAGATTCTTCTTTCAGGTGCACGTGCTAGTCGATAGATAACTAGAGAATCTTCCATCATTCTTAATTGGTTAATAGGCTTAAGAGCCTTATGTAAGAATGAGATAATTTTTTTTCTATCTTCACTTAGAAGTCCTGAAGTCACGTAACTTACAGAATCATTTGTCATTTTTACACCAGTTTTTGAAACACCGGGTTTTTCTTGAAAAACAAAAAATTCTTCAGTTTTTTCGATAATATCAGCACCAGTTTTTGGATCTTTTTTCTTTTTAATTTTTTTGACCTTACGCATCTTAGCTGCATCAATAGGTCTAACTTCAATGATACCATCTTTTGGATTTGCTTCATTAACAATAAGGTGATGATAAAGCCTACCATCAATATACCAACGTCTGAAAATATCGTGTCCCAACTCTTTAAAGTTGAGCATTGCATATACTGTGTTAAATTCTTCTACAAGTTTATTCTTAATACTTTTTGAAACTTGCAAATTTTCTAAGTTTAACTCGAGTATTTGAGTTAACTCTGATCCAGTAATCGCTTCATTGACAATGTCCTCAATAGCCGCATCTACTTCAGGATGCATAGCATTACCACGATATTTCATAATCAACTGGTAATTATCCTTTGAGTCATCATCGCCAAGATTAAGATACTGGCCATAGTGTGTGCCAGAAGCAGTTGCATAACTACCTCCTTCATCATCTCGAGGCGGCACAATAGAAGGAGATTTTACTTCTTCTTTTTTCTTAGCACGCTTGATTTCAAAACCAAAAACCTTGATGCCATCATTGCTGGAAAAATCTTCCGCCATTTTCAAATCCTAACTAGAGAAAAAAAGAGCCGGCCTTGACCGGCTCTTTCTATTTATTTAAGTAGTTGTGTTAGTTTCGAAGTACTGGTAAGACCATGTACATGTGAAACGCTCAATCGCATCAACTTCGGCATATGATACTGAAATATCACTTAGCGTAGTTGGATATGCACCTCTAAAGTTGTAAGTCTTTAGGATATCGCCTGAACGATCAAGCTGTTCAACTTTTAGATCTGCCTCATATGCAATTGGTGTTGTCAGACCGGTATTTGCAGAATGTGCATTAATACCATTCATCCAACGTTCAATTGAATCTCTGACTGCAAAATCAGTGTCATTGATGATGGTTGTTTCCCAATCACCGAATGTGCGATCACCAGCCATTTTTAGGATACGTCCTCTAAATGGTACTGGAATAACACCGAAAGTTGAGCCAGGAAGACTTGCTGCTTCACATAAGAATGAAGTTAATTCAGCATCACCATTCGCAAATCCTGGATAGTTGATTGTTACTTGGAAGAGGTTAGGACGAGCACCGCCGCCTCTCAGCTTTGACTTAAAGTCATCTACTCCGAGAATAGCCATTGTTCGTTACCTCCTTAAACCGTGCCAACTACTTCTTCAAAGTCAACACCTGTTCTTACAGCTACAAAGTTTAGAGTAATGTAGTTGATTGAACGTGCTGGTTTGATGAAGATGTTTGCGATGAACTCATTGCGATCAATGATTGCAGGAGTGTTATTAGTTTCGTCACAGACAACGCGGAAATCTGTGATACCGCGTCTACCTTTGACTTCTCTAAGAACTGGTTCGACAATATTGACGAACTCTGCACGTGTAAACTCATCATTGAATTCAAAGAGTGATGATTGTGCTGCTCTTGCAATCGCTCTTTCTAGAACAAGGAATAATCTACGCACATTGACTCGATCAAATGCTGAAGGACGTCCTAGCATTGTCTTATCACCGTAAAGTAGTGTGCCTTGACCTGGGATATTTGCAATTGGGTTAATATCAGCTTTGTAGAGCTGATCTCTTTGTGATTTATTAGGAGTCCAAGCAAGAGCTGTGATACCTAGCAAATTACCTCTACGAATACCTGCAGGAGAGAACCAAGGGCCTCTATTAATATCAGTTGCAGCGCAAAGGCCTGCAATTGAAGATGCCGCAGGGATGTGGATGTATTGATCATTGTACTTATCATAAACTTTGAGATAGTTATTATCCATCACAAGGTATGATGAGTTAGTAAATGTATTGGCAGTTGCAATTATGTTTGTAGTTGCAGTTGCTGCATTTGTAACATTTATAACATCAGTACGTGCTGGTGATGCAACTACAATGCAATCTTTACGAAGAGAGCTTGCAGTAGCAACTAGATCATTGACAACAGTTGTCTGATCTACACGAGCATTCATTCCAGGAGCAATCAAGAAGTCGACTTCTACTTGATCACGATCTTCGAATAAATCGAATCCTGTGAGAATTTCAGATGTTGTAAGAGGACTTGAATTAACGCCTTGCGTCATTGGATAGTCTGAAGCAAGAGTAGTGGTATTAACAGCGTATGATTTGCCGTTAGTTGAAGTTGTACCTGCACCTGCTACATTGTAATCTGAATCGAAACCTACCATCCAAATATATTCAGAACGTTCGTTAATTACATCCTCAATATAGTTTGTTGTTCCATCAGTGTTTTTAGCATCATCGGCAATTGACAAGAATGGGAAAGTTTCAAGAACTGTACCAGCTGTGCCAGTAAATTCTCCGTTACTATCAATGATAGCAACATGAACTTCATCTCTTGATGCGCCTCTACCAGATGCATATACTGATGTTCCAGGAGCTTTATCAAAATCATCAGCGTATGTCCAATTTGAAAAAGTTACGCCACCTGCTGAGTCTGCTGCAAGTAAGCTTACTTTCAAAGAGTTGCCAAGTTCACCTGGATATTTTGCTACAAAAGTGTGACTTGCTGCTGCTAGTGATGATTTTTGTGAATTAAAATCTATCTCGTTTTTAACAGTTTCTGTGTCCAGTGAACCATCACTGTCGGTATTAGCTTGTCCAACTGTTGAACGAGAGTTTTTAGCTGCTGATGTTACTTCTCGTACGACTTGCAATGAGCTAGTGTAACGTAAGAAATAAGCAGCTGAGTGAAAATCTATTGTGGTGTCAGAGTCTGGATTGGCGAAAGTATCAACTAATGTTGCTTCATTGTTAATAAGAGTTCTTTCCTCAACCGGACCCCAACGAAAGTTACCTACGATTGCTCCGGTAGTTGACTGGACGTTAGGAACGCCACCTGTCAAATCTATTTCCTTTACAACAACCGCTGGACTTTCTGACGGTGTGCCGAGTGCCATAGCTTTGTTTCCTTCTGCTAATTATATGATATCATAATACGGTTATTGTTCAATATGCTATTATTTATAATATTACCATTCTCTATCATATACAACTTCACCGCCGCCAAAATCAGGATCATAGTCTTGAATTTGCCACCTGTCGGTTGGCTTTCTTTCTAAAGTTTCTATGTAATCAGTGCCATTGTCTATAAAGCCAAACGGCACAATATCTTCTTCAATTTCTTTTCTTCTTTGCTCAAAAAGCATATTCTTGATGTCAATATCTGTTAAATCTGCAAACGAGTTTGTTGCAGTAAAATAACCAAACATCACAAGATTCATCATTAAGTCATCATGATTGCCATCAGATGCTTCATATGATTGACCTCTTGCCTCAAATGTAGAAATTTCTAAGATAGTGTTCTCATCGCAAACTTCAAGTTTTCCTGTTTCAAGCAAATCCTTAACTGCTGAACAACCAATTCTTTTACTTTTGCGAGTAATTTCAATGCCAATAGCATTTGCTTTAACTGCGGATTCAACATGTACATTTTCATATTCTAGATCATGATATAATCCATTACATACTACTGACCCTTGATCATTTGATTCTACTATTACATATGCTTCATTATAGGAAACTGCATACTTATATATAATATCAGGGAAGAGTAAAGGAGAGATAGCATTATTGCGATAAACAGCAACCTGCTTAAAAGGTCTAGTGCTAATATCGATCACTGTAAAAGTAGAATAATCCTGACCTCTTCCCTTCGCAACATCTACAGTCATGATATAATTGTGCTTTTCAAGCGTCTCCTCATATACAGTTAGCGCACCACCCTCGAGAAAACGTTTAGGATTTTTAGCTCGTAAACTCATAAGAGTTTCAGCTCCAATTAGTGTATCACCAGTACCAAAAAAAGTATTTCCAAATTCCTGATCAAACTGTAATTGAGATGTATTTGCAATTGTTTGAGTTTTCCAATGATCATCTCGACCTGGCACATCCCACCAATCAACTCTAAAAGACTTAAATTCATTTACATTTTGCATTGCACCTTCCCAAATTTTGTGGAAAGTGTTGCCGATGCCATTTGCAGTAGAAGTTACAATTACTTTAGTGTTAGTACCTGATGAAATAACAGGATATGTAGATGTGTAAAATTCAGCTGCTTTTTCAACAAAAGCAAACTCATCGAGATAAAGAAGATTTACTGAGAGACCACGAATAGAAGATCCGGATGTTGCAGCAGCTATAATTCTTGAGTTATTACTGAACTCAATAGTACCTTTATTTAGTCCTTTACATCCCGGCTGCAGAAAAAACGGGGTGTTTTCGAGCATGAGGGTGACGCGTGAGAGCATCTCACGAGCGGTAGCTCCCTTATTCGCGAGGATCGCGATAGTTTGCTCTGGATTAAACAGCGCATACCAGAGCAGGTAGGCGCACGCGGAAATCGATTTTCCCGATTGTCTGCAAGCCAGTACAATGTTAAACCTATGCTCATTAAACGTCTCAAACATTTTTTTCTGATAAGGATAAAGTTCAAATGGAACTAAACCTCTATCAAGTGAAATTACTTTACAATAATTGCGCGCAAAGTAAATAGGATCTTTCATACATCTTGAATATTCTTCTACTAGTTCTTGTGTCCATTCTTGTACGACACCATCTCTTTTAACCTGAGGATTCCCTAGATACGTCTCTTGCTGTGACATCTATTACACTATCATCCTTACCATTCAATAATTTTTGAAGATCTGCAGTAGAGCTTAAAAACAAATTATTATTTGTTGTGTTTGCAATCTGCTTAACTTCGTCTTTTTGGATTTCCTTATTTTTCTTATTAAGGTCCATCAATTTATCATTCACTTCTGATATATTCTTTATTAATCCAGATAAAACTTCATATGCTCTTGGATGCTCTGATTCTCGAGCAACCTCTATCATCATATCTAAGCTTTCTCTACCTTTTTCTATTAACTCATAATATGTACTTCTTGAATATTCATAATCATTTTGAACATTTTTATCATCTTCATTATCCATTTATCACCTATAGGGCAGCTATCCTTGTTTGAAAATCAGAAAAATCAGCAGATGCTGCTACAACACTTTTTAAAGAAGATAAACTAATATAGCTTGCATCAGCTGAATCTAATCGTTCTTTATTGCTATTTCGAAAATCGTATAAAAGTGCAATGTCTGAATCATTGTTTGACACATTGGTTAATAACGCTCCAATCTGACTAGTATGCGTTCCTGATGTAGTTGTAAGCGTGCCAATATTTCCAGTATTAGTACTTATATTAGATGTATTCGTACTGACACTTGATTGAAGAGTTGATATATTGCCTGTATTAGTGGAAACATCAGTAAGCAAATTAGCAACGTTATTCGTGTTTAAAGTCTGTTGTGCTTCTAAAGGACCAACTCTTCCATTAAGTGCAGCAACGTCAGAATCAAATCCCGAGTCTAGCGCGTTTACAATTGCTATATAATAAGCTAAATCAGAGTCCATATTACTAATATTATTCGCATTTTGCGAAGCTCTGAGATTTAGATCTTGAAAGTTTCCATCGAGCTCGGCAAATGAGAGCTCGCTTCCTTTGGTGCTTCTTAACGTAATGGTCATTATTCTACTCCAGTAATAGTAGTACTAAATCCAAAATCACTATCAGGCATTCCAAAAATGCTTGTAGGATTAGGTTCTACAGTAACAGCTTCTAAAAATGCATCCGAATCAGTACCTAGTCTATCCATATCGAATAGATTTGCAGTAGTAGTCCGGACAATATCTTGAGTTCCTATTGGACCATAGAAGCTTACTTTCATTTGAAAAGCTATTGTGTATATAATAGTTCTTCTAGTTTCATATGATCCTTCATAATCATCAGTAAAAGTTACTGATTGAATTATGACAGGAATATCTTCTTTGAAATCAGGATATTCTTCTAGGAATGGTAATATTGTAATTGTATATTGAGGATTAAACGTAGGAAGAATTTGCTCTACAATTTGTAACGCATCATCTTGGTTCTTAGCAAAAATATTTAATGAAAAATCAATAGTATATGGAACAGGTGAATAAAATTTTTGTCTAGAAGAAGTATTTCCAGCAATTGCTTTAAAATTGCTCACCTTTGTCAATTGACGAGTGGTATCATAATCAATCGCAGTAATTTCAAATGACATCCGAGGAAGTTTTAACGCTACTTTTTGATCACCTGGCAACTCTGCATTTTCGCGCACTCTTTCTAAATACTTCATTTTCGGAGCATACGCAAGAGGAACTTTTAGCTGGTTGAGAATACCACCGGCTGAATTTTTACGAACTACGTAAATATTATTGAATAGCCTGCCAAAAAGAGAAACAGACTTACGTATTTTTTCGTGATAAAAATATTGTCCAAACATCATTGATCCTCTGGATCACCAAATGGGTTATTTTCAGTAAAATCTAAGAAATCATCAATATAAGATTGAGTAAATTCATTATTTTGTTCTGTGTTAGACATTTTGTTATCTTCTCCAACACCAATAGCTTTCAAACCTGTAGTAGCTCTCTGGCCATTTCTATATGTTCTATTAAATATAGTAATATTTTCTTCAAATGTTCTCAATACACCATCACTAGATCCTACATGAGCTAGATATAAGTATCTATCTGAATCTCCGGCCGAATCAAGCTTATATCTTGCTACTTCTCCGGTCATTAGCTGGCCACTGCTTAAAGTTTGACCTACGCTATCTCCAATTTGGTAATCACTGTCATTGACTCTATTATCTATGATTGCTACACGAGGTATTCTTGTATAGCCACAACCAGAATCTGATACATGTATACTTGTAATTGCACCGGTGCCACCTAAAGCAGCAGAATCGATTACAGCCACTCCCTTTGCTCTACGATAATCGAAACGCTGATGAATCATAGGAGTAGTATTAAAATAGTAATCATCTACAGAATCTGGTACCCGAGCACATTGCGCAGAATCAAAAATTCCATTATCTAAAGTAGTGAATGTAAAATTATCTATTTTTCCGGGAAATCCGAAATTAAACACTGCCGTAGGAACAGCATCTGATGTATAGCCAGTTGGCCCTACGCTATCAGCATCATTTCCTAATCTAAATTTAGTACCACTATCTAAAAACCCTCCAGGGGCAGAAGTTCCGTCATTTCCTCTAAATGTGAAATAAGAAGCATCACTATCAACACCAACTGAAATGTTGCTATCAGTCACAACTACATGTAAAAAATTCCATTGCCCAGGAGTAATAGCACGATCAGTATTCCAGTGATTTAACGTATTTCCAATACCTCCTAATGTCTTATAAGCTGAATCCACATTATACACAACACCAAATTGGCCTGAACCATCTGACATTAGCTTTACTTTAGGTGTCCATGCTAAAGTGCATTTTCTATTAGAATCTGCATAATACCAAAATGAAATCTCGCTGGATGCTAAGCTTCCATTTCTATCGGAAGTTATATCACTATCAACTAAACTCATAACAGTATTACTGTCATGATGTAAAGATGCGCACCCAAACTTTGCAGAATCAGAAAATCCATACAAATTAGCACTATCATAATATGGAAATTCTACAATAACAGTTGGTGCTACTGTGAAATAATTTCCGCTATCTACTATAGCTAATTGATTAACTTTTCCCATTATGGTCCCAACACCGCTCTAGCTTTAGGTTTCTTAGGACCAAGTAGCTTAACAACATATTGATATGCATAATCTCTTTCAATTTGATCAATACCTTCAACTCCAGTATCGAAGTCTTCGCCTGTGTATTCAAATAGAGTACATCGCATTTTATAAACCGGCACATTTTGAACTTGATAAAAAGGCTGTTCATGCTCTACGTGATTTATTTGAAACATTGATTGTGTGAGAGGTAGATATATTAAATCACCTTCTCCTGGTCTTAATATTTCAATTCCTGAATTTTGAAATCTTCTGATTTGATTTTTCCAACGCGTTCTTGATACAATAAATGTGCATTCATCTCTGATTTCAACACCAAATCTTGTAAAAAGATCTCCTTCACCATCAAACCCTTCTACATTTTCAATATACATCTCTATTTTTTGAGCAGAGTTAAAGTTAGATGTTGGATCATCTCCCAACAAAAAATCTTCGTTCATTAAATCACGAGGTATGTAATAAACGTCTTGGCCATAGATCTTTAAAGCCTCTATGACTAAATCTTCATACAGGTTGATCTCTGATTGAACTTTTTCTGAAAAGTAGAAATTGCGAGCCATATTATCCTACCATGAAATCTGGTGGTAACTCAAACTCGTCTCTAATTCTTTCTCTTAACGCTTGAATTTCTGTGGTTGCATCATCATACAATTGTCTACCATTAAATGTCACGCCTCCAGGCATCACAATACCTTCAAATTTAATTAGATTTTGTCCCCACTGTTGTTTAATAAGAGCAGTGGTGTATTCTTTTAGCCACATATCATTGTAGATTGATGTATACGTATCTGGATCTAAAGCGCTATAAACTTCTGCTACTACGTATTCACCTACAATAATATCATCATCCTGAAAGTCTCCGAAAATATGTAATCTATCCTGGTGTCTAGAAAAATTAACTTGAGGTGCTCCATTTAATTTCATATCTAACATAGACAAATATTGTTGCATTTGATCATAGTACGCTAAATCTCCTGCAAAATTTTGTAAATCTGCAATATCATTCAACATCATTTGATATTTTATATCAAAAAAATTAAATGAGCTATTAAAAGAACTTGCCATAGGAAACAATTTCGAAACATACAAAATGTCAGACGAAATTGGAATATATTCGTTAGCTTTATCGGCTGCAGTAACCTGATGTTTTAGATAGGTACGTATAGTCGCATCGGTGTGATATTCTTGATAATACTGAATAGCTTCATCGACGCGATCCTCAATCTGGTCTTCATCAACATTAATTTCTAATACTGGATCACCAAGTCGTCTTTTACAATACTCAATCAATGTATCTCTGGAATTAGGTGGTGCCATAAAATAGTCTCCGATGTAAAAATCTTTTGACTATTTATATGTTTTTTGAATTAAACTGTTGTTATTATCCTTCATGCAGTGAAGTTGGTGGAGTAAACGCAGCTGTATATCTAGCTAATCTTTTTGTAATTCGCACGTCTTGTAAATATCCATAAAAATATCCATTACCTCCATCCCATCCAGCCCATCCAATTCTAAAACCACCGAACGCTGCATTATAAGAACCAGTGAAAGTTCCACTTGCTTCTAAAGCACCATTAACAAACATTCTAAAGGTATTTCCTTCGCGTGTCAAAGCATAATGAACCCAAGTATCGTGTGTGAATGTATTAGTGCTTTCTAAGAATGGATCTCCTGGAGATGCACCGTTCAAATGGAAGGTGTATTTGCCAGATCTTCCTGTATTATCAAATCTATGCCCACTAGCTCCAGTACTCCATCCAGACACGCTGCTGAAAAATGATGGGTAATTATTCCCAGTTGCTTGCGGATATACCCATGTTTCCATTGTAAAATCTTCAGTTCCAAAATTAAATGCATCAGGTGTATTTGAAGGATGTGCAAACTGTAAATAGTCACTGTTACCATCTAAGAATAGCGCAGAACTACCAGTAAATTTTCTCTGAGTATTTGATGCTGCGGCTGTTCCAGCAACAGTTATTGTTTGAGAATTACCACTAGCATCCCAAAGACTATCTTTATTTGTACAAGTCAGCAATTGTGTACCTGTAATGGCAGTAAGTGCCTGTGTTGGTGGAGTAAAGTCTGATGTGTAAACCGCAGTTGTAGTTATCCTAAAGTCTGATATATATCCAGTCACCGATTTATTTGGTACACTGCCGGCCTGATATCGACCAGATCCAATTACCACACCTTGTGTAGAATTCATATTCGTATTATTAGCAACAGTGCCTTGTGAAACACCGTTAACGAATAGTTCTAATGTTCCATTATCTCGTACAACTGCTAAGTGATTCCATGCATTTGTAATGCCAGTTGCATTAGACACTAATATCTGAGACGCTTGCCATACTCTAAATGTAGTCGCTGTTATTCGAGTCAACGTTAATCCATCTGCAGAACTAGATGTTGTGTGAGTATCCCAAATGCCTTTATCGGTATCTGCAGCAGTTGCATAAAACCAACATTCGATAGTAAAATCACCAGTTCCAATTCCCATAGTTGATGGAGTTGGTCCAGTTATATAATCTCCAGTCCCATCAAAATATACACCACCTAAATGTGTATCTCTACTATATGACGATTGTAATGTATATGGACTACTTACCTGCTGAACTACAGTGCCAGCAGCAGTTATTGTGTTATTATTACCAGAATTATCAATAGACCAATTATTATCATTACATAATAATAAATCTGTTCCACTAATCGCAGTTAATGACAATGTAGGTGGAGTAAATGCTGATGTATATACTGCAGTGCCAATAACATATCTAAAATCTTTAATAAGTCCAGTCATTCCATAACCAGTAAATCCATTATCACGACCTACACTAAAGGCTGTCTTAGATGGTATATCATGCCCACTTGCAGCAGTATGTGTTGCCTTTTCTACTCCATCAACATAAAATCTTATTGTTGTATCTGATATAGTTCTTACAATAGCAAAATGATACCATTGACCGATAGCAAAATTTTGACTTACACTAATTTTTTGGTTATTTCCGATTGTAAAATTATGACCACCCAAATTTGTGTTATTCAAAAGTGGATCATTCGTACCAGCGCCAAATATTCTATTTTGATTTCCTGTACCGGTGTTTGCTGTGTGACAAACCCATCCTTCTATTGTCCAATCTCCAGTTGCTGGAGAAAGATCTGTTGTGATACCACTTGATGCAGATCCAAAATATGTTGCATATCCACCAGGATGATATGGTGTAAATGCTAGAGAGTTTACATCACCAGTTTCTGTAAGCGTATGTGTATTAGTAGAAGTATCAACTTGTGCATCAGATTGAGATGCATCAGTTTGAAGTAAAAAAGTAGTATACTGAGAATTAGGGATTTCGAAAAGTAGATTAAGTACAGATGTTCCTGTTCCGAAATTAATATTATCAGATACTTTAAATGTAAGAGTAGAAGAAGAAGTAGTCGCGCTATCTTCACTTAATGGTGTAATAGTAAATACTGAGCTATCTTGACTTATAGTTCCTAAACCAGCAAAATTACCATCAGACTCAACACTGTAAGTAAGTCCAGCAATGGCATTATCAGAATCAGCACCGGTTAATGTGATTACAGTACTTGCACCTTCTTTAGATAATTCAATTGCTCCGGCAGGGCTGATTGTCAATGTTGGTGTCGCATTAACAAGTGCTACATTATACCAGCCAGATCCATTAGAGATATAAAATCTCCTATTACTTGAAACATATGCCTGATCACCTTCTGTTAAACCAGTTGTTGGTAAATTTTCTTTTGTAGCATACACATCTAGACCACCTCCAGAAGTTAATTCTCCGGAGGCATCGATGAGTCCTGCGAGTGTTCTATTAAGTGACATATCTTAGTACCAAATCTGTTTAATTGTTGATGCTACTGCGGAATCGGATCCACCTCCGCCACCTCCGCCTCCTCCTCCGCCTCCGCCACCGGATGCAGCAAGTTGTACAGCGGCTGTATCTTGTAGTCTGGTGTTTACCTTTCCGGTTATATCGATTCTAGCACGAACACTGTTTGGAAGTATCGTTTGTTGTCTAGGA